CGCCATGAGGCCGGGGATCGAAACCTTCTCGGCGGTGATCTTGGCGTCGTAGGCTGCGATCTCGTTTTTCATCGCCTCCATCTGGAAGGTGACGAGGCGCTGGGCGGCCTCTTGGGTCAAGCCCAATTCCTTCGCTATGGGGGCGAACGACGCGACGAGATCCTTGTTGAGAGCCATGCCTTCCGGAACCTTGAAATCTGCGTACGTTTCTGGCGCTCCCTGGGCTTCCGGAGCGGGCGAAGCCGCTGGTTGGCCGGGAGTCGCCGGTTGTACCGGGGGGACAACGGTCGGTGCCGCTGCGACAGGGGCAACGGGTGTTGCGGGCGGAACGACGGCGGGTGCCGCTGGGGCCTGCGCTACTTCAGTCATCTTCAACCTCCACGGGCGGTTTCGGTGGAGCGATGCGGCGCGCGACGATCTCCGCGTCGATGGCGCTCCAGATTTTCGGATCGAGCATGATGGCCTTGTCGCGAAGCCCTACGGCGACGCTCCTCTTCCCGAGGTCGGGCGACAGGGCGTACAGGCCGCAGTTGTCGAGAAGCGCAGCGACGAAGCGGCGGCCGGACGGGTGCGTGAAGACGAAGCGGGCATCCTCGTCGAGTTGGCGCTGCCGTTCCTTCCGGACGGTCTCTTGGCTCATGCCCTGGCCCCCTGCTGAAGCGCCTGACCTATCCGCTCAAGAGGGTTGCCTGGAACGGGCTGCGTCTCCGCCCCGACCTGCATAGCGACGGCCGCGTCCTTCGCCGGCTTCGCCATCGCGGCAAGCTGCTCCATCTGCTTCTGCTTGGCCTGATCCTCTCGGATCGCCGCGATCGTCTTCTTGTCTCGGATGAGATTCGGCGGGACGCCGCGGGCCTTCCCGTACTCGGCGAGGGCGACGTCCTGATCGAAGCCGTCGAGGATGGCTGGCGTAACCTCCGCCATCTCCTTGACGTAGCGGGAGGTGGTCTCGATCGAGTCGGTCGCGACGAGGCGCTGCGCCGCGGACAGGGGGCCTATGAACTCGACGCCCAAGTTCTGGCCCGAGAGCTCCGGAGGAGGAGGCTCGATCTCCCCGCGGCGCAACATGATCCCGAACTGCCGGTCGACGTACGGCTTCAGCTTCTCCCGCTCCATCCTCTGAATCGTTGGGCCGACCTGGAGGAGCCGCTCCTCTTTCTTGCCGCGGATCTCCTCGGCGGTGACGCCGCTCCGCTCCTCGTTGGCGATGAGAAGGAAGAGGTCGACCATGAGGGCGTTTTCGATCTGGGACTCGATGTCGTGAAGCTCCTCGCGGGCCTCGACGAACATGCGCTCATTGACGATGATGGCCGGCTCGATCTTCGCGTGAGGACCGGACGGGTCGTAGTAGTTCGTCTGCCCCGGCAGGATCGTTGTGCCGCCGTTGTCTCTGAGTGTCGAGGGCGCGTTCATCGGCGGCCGCACGGCCAGTTGAAGCGCCTGAGTGCGGGCCTTCTCGAAGACCTGAAGCCCCATCGCCGCACCCAAGGCGTCAGCCGCCGGGGGCACGCCGTAAGCGTCCTCGCCGGTCTTGTCCCACCTGGAGCACATGATCGGGAACTCGCGATACCCCGACTCGCGAAGGTACTTGTCCTCTTGGCCGGCCGTCTCGAACCAGCACGACGAGTAGGGCGCGTTCTTGATGCTGTAGTCGCCGTACTCCCGGCCCTTGCGCGGCGTGACGGCGTGGACGATCTCGATCGGGGCGTGCATGTTGTTCTTGGCGTCGTAGAGCGTCTTCACCTGATCGGAGCAGTTCTCGAGACCGAACTTGTTGACGAGATTCCTCACGCTCATCGTCGTGCGGTGATACCAAGTGTCGACCTCGAGGCGGTCGTTGTTAGCGACAACGAATGAGCCGACGGGAGCGACGTAGCAGCGGGAGACGTCGAGGTCGTCATCCTCGACATTCAGAGATGACGTCCCGAACACGACGTCGTCGCCGAAGGTCTCGTGGACGGCGTCGTAGAAGTTGGTACGCGCGATCCGTTCGAACATCCTGATCTGCTGCCGGTAGAGCCACTCCTTCACGGGGCCGTACTCGGCAAGGTCGGGGTCGCCCACGGTGAGCGAGAACCACGGGCGCGTTCTCGGCGTCAATCCCCCGGCCAAGCCTGCCCGCGCGACCCTGACGGCGAGGAGCGCCCTGTTCCTGGCGTTCTTCGTATTGCGCTTCGGCCTATTCGCATCCGAGGACAGGAACCTCGACCGTCTGGGTTGGAAGTAGTCCGACAGGTCGCGATACCACGGGTCGAACCACGCGCGCTCTTGGAGGAGTGCGGCGTGTTCCTTCCTGGCTTCTGCGGCGCCCTGGTCGGCCATCTACGCTCCGAGCAACGTCGGCGCTGAGAGGCCCGTGTTCCCGGCACCGGAGCCGGTCAAGATCGTCGAGCGGCGGCCGTAGAGCGACTTCTGCCTATTGAGCTCGTTGCGGCGAGCGGCGAGAACCGCCGCGTCTTCCATCTGCGGCGAAGGGGCCGGAGGCGGCGGAGTCGGGATGACCTTGGGGGGGTGCATCAGTTCACCGTGTCTTTCGACGGCGCTTCGATCACGCCTTCGTTCGGATCGGCGGGGAGCCCGCGGGGATCGAGGACGCGCGAGGCGACGCGACGATTCAACTCGGCGGCCTTGTCCTCGAAGATCCTGCGGAAGCGGTCGCCGCCGATGTCCTCGCGCAAGTGGACGAGAACGTCCTGCATACCCTGATCGGCTTGCTTCACGATCCAGTTGAGCAGCGACTTCCCTGTCCACGAGACGCCTTCGGTGAGCGGCGGGATCGGCAACTGAAATCTGTGAATGCTCATCGGTACTCCTCGGCCAAGGGATTCCAATCCTGCGTCACCGGCTTCGATGTCGAACCGTGCATGGCGAGGCCCCGAGGGGCAACGGGGAACGCGAAGGTGGTGGCGAGCGCGTCCGCGATATCGGGCGACGGCAGTCCGCGCTTCCTGATGTCCTCCTTCGACTCCAGTTGGAATCGCCCCCTCATGTTGTGGTGGTCGTACTCGGTCGAGCACAAGTCGGCGATGATGTCCTGTTGCGGCGGGATGCAGCCGCCCTCCTTCAACCACTCCTTCATCCGATACCAGATTTCGGCCCGCTTGTTCTGGAACCGCTTGTCTGTGGCTCCGCTCCCGAAGTCGACGGCGTGGACCGGCCAGCGGGTCTTCTTCAGGCCGTCGTAGACGCCGGGGTTCCCGCCTGGGTCGATGAAGATGGCGTCCGGCTGCCACGCCTCGGCCTCGCGGAAGACCAGCGAGATGCCGCGCTCCGTGTCGTTGCCCTTCGAGATCGCGGGCGGCCACGCGACGAGCCCCTGCCGACGGATCACGACGAAGCGATCGTCGCCGAGCCGGGCGGGGTCGACACCCAGAACCTTCGCCGCGTAACCGTACTGGTCGGGCCGCAGGTGCCGGTTCGACGCCTTGCGGGCGAGATCGAGAGGGATCAGCGTCGAGTCGGAGCCAGCGTTGAAGTCGCACATCATCTCGGCGGCGAACTGGCGCTCTGACATCGACGCCCGAGCGAAATTGATCTGCTCTTCGGTCAAGACCCCCGTGTCGTCGACCGTGAAGAGGCCCGCGAACCAGATGGGATCCTTCTGCGCCGCGAAGTAAATCTGAGAGAGCAGGTTCAAGCCCTTCGCCGTCCCGATGAAAACCACCCAAGCGTTGTGGGCGTTCAACATCGGCAGGATGATCTCGCTCCAGACCTCCGGCTTCATGTCCTTCACTTCGTCGACGACGAGGCCATGAGGGTGCATCCCGCGGAGGGCATCCGGATCGTCGGCGCCGTACAGGCAAATCCAAGCGCCGTTCGGCAGTCGGACCTGGAGCAACGACTCCTGGTACTGGACGCCGGGGACGCTCCGAGTCGCCTGCTTGAAATAGACCCAAGCGGTATCCCGCGCCTGCTTCAGATAGGGCGAAATGAACAGGAAGCGCCCGTCGGGCTCCTTGCACTCGAGCGCCTCGGCGACCATCGAATGCGTCGTCAGATACGTCTTCCCCGACCCGCGGTGGGCGACCACCACCGAGAACCGATGCGTCGCGATGCCGTGATGCACCGCAACAGCCCACGGCCGAGGCTTGTAGTCGATGACCGCCTTGATCTCGGTCGCCATCTAGAACGTCGGCGCCAACCCGAAGGCAATCTGGTAGTACAGGTCGAACAGCCGCGCCGGCGACGTCGGAGGCCCGTACCCCGGATGCTCCCC